GTGGCAGGAGGGCATCATCACCAAGGGTGAATGTCTGGATTTGCTGGGAGAACTCCATGGGCACCAAGAAACCGCCATCAGCACCGACACTCTCATTTCCATAAGTCGTGGGAGCGGCACCGATCAGAAGTCGTTCGTCGGTCATGCCACCCGGTCGGCTTGCCGCGTGTACTGCGAGGGCGACATCGCCAAAGCTTGCGAAGCCATGTTTGGGGTCATTTTCGACCACAGGGGCCCCGCTAGTAGCAGGAGGATACGACGCTTGCTGACCATCGGGATATGCAGATGCCTGCTGCCGCAATTGGTCCATGTGGGCCTCGAACCGCTCCAGCCTTGTATTCGTCTCATCTATCGACACGAGAATCGCGTCATATTCGATTTGCTCATCATCGGAAAAATCACGATCTTCGCCGCCGGATTCCGGGTCTGTCTTTGCGAGAAGTTCCTCTGCCTTTTTCAACAGATCATGCTTTTTCTGGCGTAACGCCACGAGTTGATTCAATTTTCTATCCTCTCAGGTTGCGGCGTCTAGCGAGCACAAAAAAAGGCGCAAAGCATCGACACCAGTAAATTGCTGGTCTCGATAGCCGTGCGCCTTCTTCGGAATGCGGGAACTATCTGGCTGTCATCTTGTTTGAGCGACAGCCCCTATCTGGCCTGATCGTTCTTCGGTCTCGACGGAGCCGGTCCGGATCAGGTTTATTTCAGGATAGTGTAGTCTGTTTGGGAAAAGTGTCAAGCAGCCCGGATGGCAAGCTGTGCTGCAGCTCTCTTACGGCTACGGCCCCTTGCATGCGGAGCGAGTAGTCCGGCTATCACGTTGTCGAACGTGTCGATGCGATCAGCCAGTCCTTCTGCCAAGGCCTGCTTGGCCCCCAGGATTCTGCCCTGGCCATAGCCTTCGATAACGGCCTTTGATGTGGTGCCCCGATTCCTGGCCACGGCATCGGTAAACTGGCGGTAGTACTCGTCCACGTCGGCCTGTATAGCGGCCTCAGCTTCTTCGCTCAGCGGCTCGTATGGGTTACCTTCTGTTTTGTACTTCCCTGCAGAGACCAGCGTTACATGTCGTCCAATCTTTTTTTCCATTTTCGAATAGTCCATATGAGCAGCGAACACACCGATTGATCCAACCTCACCGGATGGCGTGACAACAAGCTCATCAGCCGCGCTTGGGATCCAGTATGACGCTGAAGCTGCAAGTGGATCTACTACGGAAACGATCCTTTTCCCCTGCCCACGAGCCTTGAATATCTCATCCGCCAATTCAGATACGCCGTACACAGACCCACCTGGTGAATCAATCTGAAGTACAACCGCAGTCACTTCATCATCATCCATCGCGGCCTGAAAATCAGTCGTGAGCTTTTCTGTAGATGTACCGCCACTGAATTCGCTCAACATCCCCATGCGCTTGCTAATTGTCCCAAACATGGGTATCACAGCTACCGCACCGCCTTGTTTTGATACCGATCCATGACGTGCCGCACCAGATATAGCCTGTATCGTCTCTTTATCAAGTGCAATGCCAGAAGCTGCCAGCTCCATAAATGATGTGATCTCAGCCAGCTTTTCAGCGGTGATCGCCCATGGGGTTCTGGTCACCGCACTGATGATATGTGAGTATTTCATGCCGCTACCTCATATAGTTCGTTTGCCCGGCTGGTCTCCCATCGGATTAGTACTGTATCTGTGTTCTCAGCCTGGCAGATCTCAATCCGCCCACGCTCCGCAAATGCCATTGCTTGATCTGGATCAATTGCGAGATCCCGCTCAATATCGGACGCCAGCGTTTCATAAAACCCCTTAGCCCAATCTGTAAATGGCTCGCCTGAGAATTTCTTCACCGCGCGCTTTACAGCCGTGACCTCCTTCGCCGCTATGCGACCTGCCACGCCTTTGATGATCGATGCATTCCTGTCCTTCTGCTGCTGGCCGGCCGTGCCCATGTTCAGCGGCTGAATCGGTTCGTCCAGACCTGGGAGTGGGTTTCGGTTCTCCATTTTTCTTGCTTCGTTGCGTGTCAGGTGGCCAGCCTCGATGCCGGATTTGTACGCCTCGTAGCGCGCCTTGGTGTCACCACGGAGGAGGGCGTCTACAAGAAACTCAACATAGAAGCGTCGAGGGTTGACTATCAGAGACCTGGTAATAGACTGCTCCCACCGGACAAACCATGGACGCATCGTGTGGATCACGAAATCAAGTGATTGATGCTCTATGTTGCTGAATGCCGATTTAGTCAGATCGGCAATCATATGCGGCGGTACTCGGTAGATGCGGGCAATATCCGTGACGCCATATTGACGCAGCTCAAGGAACTGAGCATCCTCGTGGCTCATTCCGATATCGTGGTATTTGAATCCATTCTCGAGCAGCATCATTTTGTGTCTGTTTGCACCAGTCTGTGACGCTTGCATACGCTCCTTGAATTTCTGCCTGTCAATATCGTTTTTAAAAGTTTTCTCCGTCTCGAGAACTCCGCGGGGTGTCGCGTCATTCTGAAAAAACCTTGCACCGTACTCCATGGCGGCCAGGTTCATGCCGATGGATTCCCGGTGATGATCGATTGGACTGAGGCCGAGAATGCCATCAAACGATAATCCACGGTTATGCATGATCTCAGCAGAATTAAGTTGTCGTGTCCTGCCGCCATCATCTCTCACCTCGTAGACGATCTCGCCTGATATTCGCTTCGGTGTAACATTGTCTGGATGGATCGCTGTCAGTTGATCAACACCGCCGCGTGGCCCTGGTTTGATCTCATTGTAGGCATTGCCGCGTAAGCAAAGGTGGCCCATCTGCATTTCAAACCACTCGAATGCAGTCAGCTCTTTATTTGGCGTCGAACGCAGCAGATCATAGATCGGGTGATTAGTTGCCCGTTCCCGGCTGCCGTCGGGTAATCGTTGATATACGATAAGCGGAAGACCTGCGAGAGTTTCAGACAGAATACGAACGCATGAATAGACTGCTGAGCAGCGCATGGCAAAGTCGGCGTCGATTCTGACACCTGAAGCCGTTGCTTGTCCTACCGGGTTGTACCAAAAATCATCGTGTTGTGCAGGACCGGCAGATTTATCAAACAGAAATGAAAACATCAGTCATCACCTCGCTTCGGCAGGCGCCGGTAGAAAGCGTATCCGGATAGCAAGAAAAGGATTGATCCGATGACGACGGCGGAGAGAGGCGGCGAGTATTGCCAGCATCCCCAGCCGATGAGAACTAGCCCGGTAGCCCCGGCAACGTCAGGCGCGTATTTCATACAACTGATATCCCATCAGCATCAATGTAGTCCTCCGTTTCGCATCGTATTGCGCGGCCAAGTGCCATGATTGAGGCGACAACGCCATCTATGCGGTCCGTGCTCTTGTCTTTTGCTGGCATATAATTGTCCTGAGCATTGGATTTTATGGCCACGTTCGAGATGCACCACCTCATAACCGGGTGTCCGTTGTGAGCTATTGCTTTGCTTTTGATCAGTGCCTCGAACTCCTTTGACGGCTCAGAATAGGATCTGATGCCCTGGCGGAATTCTACCATCGTGATGCCATCTTCATCTTGTAGTGCCTGTACCAACATCGTTGCATTATCAGGATCATAGCCTATATCCTGGATATCGTAAATGTCTGCAGCATGGTTGATCTGTTTCTGGATGTAGTTGTAATCAACAACGTTCCCCGGCGTCGCTGTGATATGCCCGTCGCGGGCCCATGCGTCGAATGGTACTTTGTCGCGTCGTACCCTTGCCATGATGTTGTCTTTAGGAATCCAGAACTCGAACAGAAACGCCCAAAATGCCCTGTCCTCGAATGGAGGGAAGGAGAGCGCAAAGCACGAGAGATCCAGCTTGCTCGAGAGATCAAGACCGCCGTAGCATGGATTTCCTTCGAGTGCTTCAGTCTTGAAAAGATGATCAGAAGCGTTCCATGCATGAACATCGATCCATCTAGTCTCCTGCTGTGTCCAGACAGAAAGGCGCTTCATCTTGAAATTGTTTTGAGCTGCCGGCAGTTCCATGGCCTTCTGAGCCAGTCTGCGAATGTCATCAGGAAATACTGACACACCCCAATTCGGATTTGCTTTTTTCCAAATTGATTCATCGCGCCAGTCGTCTCCGTCGCCATCCTGATCCTCGTAATCTATCGTGTAGATAATTCCGAAATATGATGAATCATCAATTACGCTTTGCAGAATCTTCAATAGATAGTCACGCTGCTCGAAACAGATGCCATTTTGATTGAAGCCAGCTGTCGTAATGGCTATCTGCATGCTTTGGGTTCGAGCGCCTGTACCAGTCTCTAACACGTCCCATAGATTTCGTGTCTTGTGCGCGTGAAGCTCATCAATTAGATTGCAGTGTGAGTTCAGGCCATCGAGATTATTTGCGTCTGCGCCCAGCGGTTCAAATTTAGATGCAGACGACAGAATGTGCATGTTATTTTGAAAGCAGTTTATGTGCCTCCTGAGATCAGGAGAAGACCTGACCATGCGCGTTGCTTCAGAGAATACGATCTTTGCTTGTTCGCGTTTTGTTGCGGCTGAATACACTTCTGCTCCGGGCTCCCCATCTGCGGCAAGCATGAACAGACCGATGACTGCGAGCAATGTCGATTTACCGTTCTTGCGCCCAACTTCAAGATAGGCAGTTTTGAACCGACGCAAACCAGTGAGCTTGTGAACCCACCCGAACAGATTGATTAAAATCAACACCTGCCACGGTTCCGGCTCGAAGACCTGGCCAGCCCAAATGCCCTTTGAGTGCTTGCACATCCCGCAGAAATCAAGAATGTCCTGCGCGGCTTCTGAATCGAAAATATACGGGAAATCTTCATTCCCCTGACGTTCGAGATCCGATAAAAAGCGCTCACATGCCAGCCGAACCCAGCGGCAGGCAGGTATTGACGCGCTGATGATGTTGTCTGCATATTGGGCACCATCAGATACGAGAGCCATTAACCACGGCCAGGTGACCTCTCTTCTGCTGGTTTGCGCCCGCGCTTTTTAGCCAACCGTGACAGCGGGTCATCGGCTTCTGCTTTTGTCACCTGTATTTTGGTCCTGCTCGAGGGTGTCATGCCGAACTCGATAAGCAAGCTCCGCATTTGCTCAAAGGATTTATTAAGGATCATCATTGCTGGATGTTGGATCATGTGCCCGTTTTGGGTTTCGATGATCGGACCTTCTTTTGAGATCTGATACATCGCATAACGATATCTCGTAAATGCCTCGCAATATAGTGCCAGCGCATCGGAATCAATGTCAGTCATGATTCCGAGATCTGCAAGCTGCTTTACAATTTTCTTCCAATGCTTTTTTGCGCTTGTCGAGAGGATGGACGGTGCCCTGGGAGCCTTAACAGTTGGTTTTGGCTCATTTTCAGGCAATGGCCTCTTCCCAGGATTGCCCTGGATGAGTTTCAGCGCAGTTGGTTTCATCTTTCTACCTGGCATAATAAAAACTCCTATAGAATCAATCGATTATAAACTGGTAATCGAGCAAAAACCATAAAATAATTTGAAACGCTGTAACCTGTTGATTATATTAATAATAAAAATCGTTTCTAAGGCGATATCTCGAAGAAGTTAATACAAAACCATTGGTTCTTTAAAATAATGCCTTACAAGCGATCCTGAGACGTCTTTAAAATAAACCGATGAAACATAACTTCATGTTTTAGCTAAAATTGTCTTGTATTTTCTTGGTTTAGTGATATACTATATATAAGGGTTAAGGAAAGGCCGAGACCCAAACCAGAAGGAGAAAATGATGAAGACACTTAAAATAATCTCAAGATCAACTGCGGACACTGATTACACAATCGCATATATTGATGGCAAACCAGTGGCTATCGCAGAGGAATCAGACGGAGGCTATTACGCTACGCTGGCGGATGGAGAATACATTCAAAACACGCATGAACAGCAATATTGGTATGTGGATGCTGGCAAATGGGAAACTACGCACATTGATCATAACGCCCTGATCAACATCATGGATGGATACGCTGCACGCACAATCTCTGATGGGAGCCAAATCGTCTATAACGGAGATCTTATTGATTTATCTGATATCCCAGAATTAACCAATAAGGATTTCGATAACGCAATCACGAGGATGATGAAAACTAAATACGCAATCTACACAAGAGTTGATGAGAGCGGATCAATCACCGAATCCACACAAGGGCTGCTAAAAGGCAAAACAAACGATTTCAATGAAGCACAGAAAATTGCAGATATCCCCGGTGGATACATCGTTAGAAACGCAGATGGATACGTGCGGGCACCAGACGGGACTTGGATTGGCAAGTAGCCATTGGAGAAAATGATGAAAGTAAAATTCAAATCTGATGATAATAACTGGCAGGAAGAATCAACGACATACTGGTTCGAACTGACGGGTAAAGATTATGGCACACAGAAGGTGTTTGACTTTGATGTTTACGGAGTTGTCGAGAGTGGCAATAACGAAACGAAAATTTTGAATGAAGATGGTTACCCTATGTCTGAAGGTGATATTGAGACTATCGCAGTACGCAATAGCATTTTTATCACTGACGAAATTCGCAAAGAGGCATCAGGACTATGAGCCGCACAACAGGCATCGAATGGACGGAACACACATGGAACCCATGGGCTGGGTGCAAGATCAAGTCACCCGGCTGCAAGAATTGCTACGCCATGCGCCAGGCAGCAAGGATCGAATCGTTTGGCAATGCACCGCATTATTCTGGGCTCACAAAGAAGAAAGCCGGCAGAATCATATGGACAGGAGAAGTGCACAAGGCTACCGAGACGACCATGCGCAAGCCCCTGACGATTAAGGGCTCGGAGATGATCTTTGTCTGCTCCATGTCAGACTTCTTCAATTCCGAAGTTCCTGACGAATGGAGATTGGAAGCATTCAGGATAATGAAACGGACTGATCACATCTATCAGATTCTGACCAAGCGGCCTGAAAACATTGAGCCGTTCCTCAGACGTACTGGAACACTCTTCCCAGGAAATGCCTGGGTGGGAGTGACGGTCGAGGATGAAAAACAAAAAGACCGTATTGATATGTTACGCGCGGTTTCTGACTTTGATATCATGGTCAAGTTCATCTCGTTCGAGCCGCTCCTTTGCCCAATTGGCAATGTTGATCTGTCAGGTATTGATTGGGCCATCGTCGGGGGTGAGTCCGGCCCTGGTGCCAGGCCGATGAATTATGAATGGGTCAAAGAGCTGGCTGACTCAATCAGGGGACAAAACGTGCCTCTATTCTTCAAGCAATGGGGCCAGCCAAAGAACAACCCACTTTTTAATTGTGCCATGCAAGGATCGTTCAAACTATTGAAAGAAAAAGATAGGATTGGTAAAGGCGGATCTCTGCTGGATGATTTATATTTTAAGGAATATCCATCGCAACGGAAACACATATCATGAAAACATTATTAATCACAGTACTCACAATAGCATTTCTTATTGCCGGCATGAACGCAGCAAAAGAGAGCGTAATTGAAGTACGAACCATTGATCGCGCTGCTCAGATCGAAGAAGTACTTAACAGATAGGCGCACGCTGTCACCGGTCAAGCAAAGCGGCGTAGTGGGTCATATCGTTTTTGTTTCCGCAGTAGTAACCATGCCAATCCGTCATGGTGTAACCAGCCATGGCGGCTTTCTCTGCCATCAACTCCCGGCAGACCTGAAGATAAATCGAGTGTAAATTCAAATTTCCATGCTTGACTACTGAGCCAGCAAGACTTTTAACTGTCCACCCGCCTTGTATCCTCAGTTTTTGCCTAAGGCCATCGTTCACGCATACGATCATCTTTTTTGCGAATGACCGGTCATTGTTAAAGAATGCATCAATCACCGGCCAAGGCTCTCCATACGGGTCTATATCCAACACTGAGAACTCATCAGCAAAGCCAGTTAATGCCTTTGCTGCGTCTGCCTCATATACCGCCCACCCAGTACGTTGCATAGCCAGGTACTCTGCTTTTTTCACATCCTTCTCGAACACAACTCCGTATTCCAATCCAGAATAGACACGCTCCCATACTTTCCCTCTTCCTCCGTGTGTCTCACAGACTACCGGCTTGTCATCTAGGAACCCAAGAAAACGGCGTCTAAGTGAAGTCTTGAGGTGAAGCGTGGTGTTGTCTTTTTTCATTAAGATAATTTGCACAGATCTCAAGTAATGCCGCTCCTCGATTCACAAGGCAAGTTGCTTTAATGGCTTTCTCGAATAATCCGATTTCATCTATATACAGAACCGCTTTGACTTTCGATCTTCCTGTTTCTCCTAGTTTTCTTTCACCAGATGTCGTAACAGATAATTTATCGAAGTCACTTACCTCACCCATCATTCCAGAAAACATCAAATCAAGAGATTCGGACTCAATATCCATTTCTTCCAGAAGATCACCGAGTTTTGAAAAATCAACATCGGCTAAAGCAGAAATACTATCCAATGAGGCAAGCGCTTTTTTTTCCTCTTCATCGTTCAGATCAACGTAGACAACCGGTACGGTCTTAACTCCTTCCTGCTTCGCAAGCATAACCCGTAAATGTCCATCGATTATCCTCCCGTTGGTTTTGTTTATAACGATCTGTTGAATCCATCCAATCTCCTCAAGAGCTCCTACCATCACCCGCTTTTGATGATCTGGATGAATACGCCAGTTGTCAGGATTCAATAATGCCATTTCTGGATCAATGTCACCGCTGCCTATTATTCTATTTTTCCATTCCATAAAAATATCCTATTGCCTAAAAACGCGAATTCAAAATCAAAGC